TACCTATGCAGAGAGTGCCGAAGATATGGCAAAACAACACCAGCAACCACAGTGCATCACGTAATTCCATTAGAGTTAAGGCCTGACTTAAAACTTGACAGCAGAAACTTACTCAGTCTATGTGAAGGATGCCATAATCAAATGCATGACAGGAATTCAGCCGAGCTGACAGAAAAAGGATTGTGGTGGGCGAAAAAGATATCCCCCCCTCCTTCAAAGATCGGCCTGTAAATCCTAAGGACCGGAGGCGGCAACTCTTTCCCTCTCCGGCAAATGCTGAAAATTTTATCAGACCAAAAACTGGAAAGGAGTTGATGAGATGGCAAGACCCAAAAAACCGATTAATCAGACCAGGGATCAAATGAAAGCGCTTGGCACATACAAGCCTGAATTCGAACCTATAATCAGGGTGTATTCTCAACTCCTGGAACAGTATAAAATTTTGACTGAACGCTATATAGAATCTGATTATGATTTTAAGGAATACACCAACACCGGCACAAAGAAGGCTCCTATCGTAACAACCCTTGAAACGCTCCGGAAGGATATCCTTGCATATGCTTCACAACTCGGGCTGACTCCACAGGGTTTGCTCAAAGCAGATGACAAGGCATTTAAAAAGCAAAAACAGTCCGCACTTGCCGCAGCTCTGAAAGGGCTGGAAAATGAATGACTATAAAAGGCAAGTATGCTGATGTGGTATTGGAGTATGCCAGGTCAGTTGTTGATGGGCGAAAAATTGCGTGTAAAGAGCTGATCCAAGGATGCAAGCGGTTTCTAAATGACTTAGAGGATCCACGATGGGAATTCAAAAGCAAAGATGCAGACTTTGTAATAGGCATCATAGACCGGACATTCAAGCATCGGCAAGGCGAAGCGCTTGATGGCACTCCACTCAGAGGGAAGCCGTTGCTGTTGGAGCCGTGGCAGAAATTCATAATATATAACCTTCTGGGATTTTATGTTTCAGGCACAAATGAACGCAGATATAAAGAGGCGTTCATTTTTATTAGCAGAAAAAACGGGAAGACACTGTTTGTATCTGCACTTACGTGGGCACTTGCAATATTGGAGAGAAAAAGCGGGTCATCTGTATATATTGTTGGAGCTGCATTGAAACAGGCCATGCAGAGTTACAACAATATTGTGGATAATCTCCAGTTTTACATGTATGGCAGTAAGGCAGAGGCCGAGGCTGATGGTTGGAGAATCCTTGACAACAACATGGAGCATTCCATTGAGCACAAAAATATTGATGGTGGAATGATCCGTATTGAAGCGCTGGCAGCAAACCCGGATGCTCAGGATAGCTTCAATTGCAATATAGCCATTGCTGATGAGATCCATGCTTATAAGTCACCGAAGCAGTACAACATCATTAAGGAGGCCATGAAGGCCTACACAAATAAATTGATGATTGGAATAACCACTGCCGGAGATGATGTGACTTCGTTCTGTTATCAACGGCTTAAATATTGTCAAAAGATACTAGGTAGCATTGTTCAGGACGATACTTATTTTGTTTTTATCTGCAAAGCGGATGAGGACGAAAATGGGAACGTGGATTACCTAAATCCGATTGAGCATGAAAAGGCCAATCCGAACTATGGCATAACAATCCGTCCTGCTGACATTATGAATGATGCTCTCCAGGCCCAGAATGATCCACAACAACGGAAGGACTTTCTGGCGAAGGCCCTTAACATATATACATCCTCAATGAAGGCGTATTTTAACCTGGCTGAATTCCAGGTAAGCAATCGAAAAGCCGAAAAAGAACTCGGCATAGATCCATCATGGCCGTTGGAGAAGAAGATTGAATTTGTCAAGACTCTGAAGGTTAACTGGTTTGGCGGCGCTGACCTGTCAAAACTTCATGACCTGACGACTTCGGCACTGTACGGTACCTATAAAGATATTGATATCATTATCTCGCATTGCTGGTTCCCGATTGTGGCAGCCCATATAAAAGCTGAAGAGGATAATATCCCGCTTTTCGGCTGGATGGATGACGGCTGGCTGACCATGTGTAATAATCCCACAGTAAACCATTTTGATGTGGTGAACTGGTTTGTGAATATGAAGGCCAAAGGATTCAAGATAAAACAGGTTGGCCACGATAGAAAATTCTGCCGCGAATACTTTATCGGCATGAAACAAAAAGGGTTTTCCATAGTGGACCAACCACAATACTACTACAAAAAGAGTGAGGGCTTCCGTCACATCGAAAAAAAGGCAAAAGACGGGAAGCTCTATTATTTTGGCGCAGAGCCATTTGAATACTGTGTGGCAAATGTTAGAGCAATTGAGAAGGTGGACGACATGATCCAGTATGAAAAGGTTGAAGAAACTCATCGCATCGACGTATTTGATGCAGCTGTTTTTGCTTGTATCCGGATGCTTGAGAATTTGGAGAAGTCGCAGAAAGCAAGGGGGTGGTTAGATGAGTAAAAAGAGGAAGCCGAATAACCAAAGCAGGGACGCCCCTGAGAAGAGCAGTATGATATGGCTCTGCTCGCCCGATGCTTACGATCTCCTGGTGAAGAGCAGCGGATATACAAGGCTTTCAAATTGCCCGGAAGTGAGAATGTGTGTAGATGTTTATGCCGATCTTATCTCAAATATGACAATATACCTAATGCAGAATACGGACCAAGGAGATATCCGGATTAAAAACGAGCTTTCCAGGAAGCTTGACATTGAACCAAACCGCTGGATGACCCGGAAGGCGTTTATTTACAATTTAGTTTGGACTCTGATGTTGGAAGGTGACGGGAATCAGATCACATATCCACGATATAGCACTGAAGGATATCTTGATAATCTTGAGCCACTGAAACCATCACGAATCACATTTATTGAAACGCCAGATGGAGGATATACAATCCGATATGGAGACAAGGTTTTTTCCCCTGATGAGGTCCTACATTTTGTAATTAACCCGGATCCAGAGCGGCCATACATCGGCACAGGATACAGGGTCGTACTAAAAGATGTTGTCAAAGGTCTAAAACAAGCTGGAGAAACAAAGCAAGCCCTACTTGAAAGCCCGACACCATCCATCATTGTAAAGGTTGACGGGTTGACAGAGGAGTTTGCAAGTGTAGAAGGCAGGAAAAAGCTCTCTAAACAGTACCTAGATTCTAGTGAAGACGGCAGACCATGGTTCATTCCGGCAGACGCCTTTGAAGTGAAAGAGGTTAAACCGCTAACGCTAAATGATTTAGCGTTAGCTAAAAACATGGAGATTGACAAAAGGACGGTTGCTGGAATATTCGGTGTACCGCCCTTTTTAGTTGGCGTAGGTACATTTGATCGAGAGGAATATAACAATTTCATTGGTTCGCGCATCCTAGGCAAAGCCAAGGTGATTGAGCAGGAGCTGACTCGGAAATTGCTGTATTCTCCGGACTTGTATTGGCGCTTCAATCCGCGCAGCTTGTACTCTTATAGTCTGCCTGACATAGTTGAGGCCGGCGCAGAAATGGTTGACCGTATGGCGATGAGGCGTAATGAATGGCGCGACTGGATTGGTATGTCGCCGGATGCTGAAATGGATGAGCTCCTGGCCTTAGAAAATTACATTCCGGCCAGTATGCTGGGGAAACAAAAGAAGCTGATCGGAGGTGATAGCGATGAATAGGACCATACGCCAAGCTCGGAGCCAGGCGACTCAGTTCAGGGCAACGGAAACAGACGGGAAAAAATACATCGAAGGATATTTCTCTGTATTTTGCGGTGTGTATGAACTATGGCCGGGAGCTACGGAAAGCGTTGACCCGAAGGCATTCGATGATACCATCAATGATGACATCAGAGCTTTGATTAACCATGATACAACTCTTGTCCTGGGGCGTAACCAAGCCGGCACACTCGAATTGAAGGTAGACGAAAAGGGTCTTTGGGGCCGGGTTGAGATCAATGAAAAAGACCAGGATGCCATGAACCTATATGCCAGGGTAGAGCGTAACGATGTTAACCAGTGTTCATTTGGCTTTGATATTTTGGAAGAGGATACCGAATACAGGGATGATGGCTCTGTTCACTGGACGCTTAAGCGGGTAAAGCTTTATGAGGTATCAGTCGTGACATTTCCGGCTTATGAAGACACCTCTGTTCAGGCAAGGAAAAAAGATTTTGAGCAGATCAAAAAAAGGCAGATTGAAAAATGGAAATCCGAGAGGAAGGAGAGATTAAAAAGATGGCATTAAGACAGTTGGTAATAACAAAAAAGATCCAGGGTTTGAGAAAACAACTGGAGGATCTCATCGCCAAAGATGCCAAATTCGAGCAAAGAAAAGCTGAGCTTAAAACCCGTGAAGCAGAGTTGGAAGCGGCAGTAAATGAAATCACTGAAGAAACTCCGGAAGAAGACAAGGCTACAGTGGACGAGGCGGTTGAAACATTCGAGAGCGACCAGGAGGCTTTGAACTCTGAAATTGCTGCCAATGATGCCGAGAAGGCAAAGCTGGAGGATGAGATTCAGAAACTGCAGGCTGAGCTTGATGAGCTCAATGAAAGAGCAAAAACTCCACCGGCAACACCTCCGGTGGGAACTGAACAGAGAGGAGAAACAAGGATTATGAAAACAAGAGTGAAATTATTCGACAGTATGGAGCAACGTGATGCTTTCTTTGCACGCGATGATGTGAAGCATTTTATTACAGAAATCCGCTCCATCAAAACAAGAGGTATTACTAACGGCAGCCTTACTGTGCCTGAAGTCGTGTTGGAAATCCTTCGGGACAATCTTGAAAGGTATTCGAAGTTAGCCAAGTATGTTAATGTAAAACCCGTTCAAGGAACCGCCAGGCAGAATATCACGGGAGCAGCTCCTGAAGGTGTTTGGATGGAAGCAGAGGGAGAGCTTAATGAACTTGATATGTCACTCAACCAAGTCGAGGTTGATGGTTACATGGTTGGTGGCATCATCTGGGTACACAATAACCTGCTGAAGGACAGCGACATCGCACTCGGTAGTGAAATTATGGAGCAGCTCGGCCGAGCGATTGGCAGCGGCGTAGACAGAGCAATCCTGTACGGTACCGGTGTCAAGATGCCTCTTGGTATTGTAACCCGCTTGGCACAGGCATCTGCCCCCAATGATTGGGGGTCCTATGCGCCTGAATGGACTGACCTGCATACATCAAATATCAAAAAACTGAATATTAACGGCACCACTGGGGCCTCCTTCTATGCTTCGTTAATCGAGGCTCTTGGCACTGCAAAGCCCAATTACTCTGATGGTAGAATTTTCTGGGTAATGAACCGTAAGACCCATATCAATATTATGTGTAAGGCTCTGGCATTTGATGCTGCTGCAGCACTTGTGGCGGGTGTTAACAATCAGATGCCGATTATCGGGGGCGATATCGTCGAGCTTGAAATAGTCGGCGACAATGAGATTGTCGGTGGATTCGGTTCTGTGTACATTCTTGCTGAGAGAGAAGGTGCAGCAATCGAAAGTTCTGAACATGCAAGGTTTGTTAAAAACCAGACCGGCTTCAAAGGCTATGCACGATATGACGGTATGCCTGTATTTGGTGAGGCATTTGTAATGGTAAGCTTCGATAACACTGCTGCAGTAACTACCAGTACTTTCCCGACTGATTATGCCAATACTGAGCTTGGTGAGCTGACAGTAGCATCTGCGGCAGGTACTACAGAGGGTGATACAAAGATCACTGTAGCTGATCAGGAAGAATCCGGCACAACACTGCTGTACAAGACTGGCGTTTTGCCGGCAAAAGTCAAAACAGGTATGAAGAAAACATCTGCATGGCAGGACTTTGGTGATACCCCGAACTTCACCACTGGCGTGAACATTTCGGATCTGACAGCTGGCCATGTCATTACTGTTGTAGAATTCGATGCTGCTGGTAAGGCGATTAAGGCAGGTATCGCCACAATCGTAGTCAACACAGGCGACTAAGGTGGAAACAACAATGGATATTAACATGATCTTGTCCTTGGTTAAGGCGCGTTTGGGTATATCATCATCTGTGCGTGATACGTACCTGACCAACATAATCGAGGGCGTGATAACAGAATTGAATGATGAGAAAGGGTTGGCGCTTGACGGTGCCAACCCTTATCATCTCATGTTTGTTGTCGATTATTCCACATGGAGATATCAAAACAGGGATAGTTATGCCGGCATGCCGCGTCATCTGCAGTATCGGTTGCACAATCTATATATACATGCAAGGGAGTGATGCCGGTGACATTCGATTATAAGCTTATCCTGGTAGGCATCGAATATGATGAGAATAACATGGGAGACGCCATTAAAAAAACGAATGAACGCTCGGTTTTATGTGATGTAAAATCAGTTGCCCGGAGTGAATTCTATCAGGCGGCTGCACAGGGGCTTAGGGCGGAGATGGTTTTTGTGGTTAATAAATATGATTACCAGGGAGAAAAAGAAGTTGTTTTTGAGGGGAAGCGATACAGTGTGCTACGCGCGTATACCCCGAAACAAATCAAAGACATAGGAGATTTTGAGACGACCGAATTAATTTGCCAGGGAGATGTTAACCATGCCCATGCCTAAAAGTGTAACAAAAATAAAAAAGGATGGCATTGAATTTATCTCCAATGTGGACCGCACTCAATATACGATACAGGAGCTCTCACGTGCGGCGCTGAAGGATGTAGCGAAACTGTTAAGGAAAAGAATGGTGCAAGAACTAAAACAACTTCCTGGTATGAAACGACACCGGCGCATATACAACAGTACTCAATATTGGGTCCGTAAAAGAGATTGCGATCTGCAGATCGGTGTTAAGCATGATGCCTGGTATGGCGTGAATCAGGAGCTTGGTACAAAAGGGATGCCAAAGAAGGGTGTCATCCGGGAAACAACCTTCAAGCACATTGACGATATCAGGCGCATTGAAGGGCAATACCTCTCGGCCATCGAGGACGAAA